CCTCAAAGTTCACCTTGGCATCATAGGCCATGGTGATGGCAAGTTCAAGTAGTTTCATCTTGTCATCCAACCTGTCCACCAGGCGAACGTCAATGATGTTGTACTCTACAAACTTCTGCCAGTCATTGTCATAGAACTCTTTGAAGGTATCATACTCACTGTGATCCAGTTTGTTCTGTCCCAGTTCTACGAAAGCAATGTGGTCTAGACGATACGATTCTTGGTTGGTGTAAGTGAACTTACGATACAACTCAAGGTAGTCTAGTGTTGCCACACCAGTAATATCGTAGGCAATGTTCTTCCTGCCTTTGATATAGACTTCTCTACAGAAAATATTCTTCCACGGAGATAGAAGTCTCGCTTCTTTCTCTCCCAGGATACGTTCAATACGACGAACGATATACGGGATATCGAACAACTGTACGTTCCAACCAGTGATAACGTCAGGGCAGTTACCAGACCACCAGTGAAGGAATGCCTTGAGCATACCTTCCTCTGTCTGGAAGTGCATGTAGTGAACGTCCTTCTCGGTGTTTTTGAATGGACGTGTACCGAAGACAGAGATCTTACCAGTGTGAGAATCTTTGAGGGAGATCAGCAGGATCTCCTGATCAGCAGACTCAATGTCTGGGAATCCATTCTCGGCACCTGTCTCGATATCAACAGTGAAGACACGAATCTGATTGATGTCATACTTCATCTCCTCATCAGGATACTGATCGAAGATGTATTGATTCAAGAAGCGTGTCTGGCCACAGATCTCAAAGTCAGGGATCTCTTTATGTTCTTCGATGAATTGCTTGGCATCTTTGATAGTGCCTTGCTGAACAGGACGAACATACTTACCGTCCAGTGTCTTCCAATCTGTAGGTTTTAGGGATGGCAGATAGAGAGTAGGGTTGAACTTTACCTTATCTTCAAATGCTCTGCCATCCTGATATCCTCTTACAAAAATGTTGTTTCCAGATTGTTCGACACTGGTGTAAAACTTCATTCGTCCTCGTTGCCTTTCAGATCATAATATAGTGCTGCGAACATAGCAGATGGTTCGCAGATGAGAGTGATGTCCGATGAACGGACAGCAAGTTCTCGGTCGTCACTGAACTGGGGGAAGGGCACTGCTCCATCCCCGTTCACTTCACATGGGTATTTTAGCACACAGTCGGGGTCTCCGAACTCAACGCCAGGAATCTCTTCAACCTCCGCGACGATCCAATGACCGTCAAACTTCAGCAGTTTCAGCATCACTAGGAACGAAACCAGTTTCTGCGCCCACTTGCTCTACTTGAGTCTCGGCCGCTGCTGCTTCCATTGCTTCTGCTTGAGCAACAGTGCCACGATACGCTTCGATAAGACCAGGGTCTGGGGCAGCGATAGAGATAAAGGTATTGAATCCAACTTTGAACTGGGTGTCGGAAGAGTAGGGAAGCCACTTACTGAAGCGCACCTGAACCTCTTGAGAGGAGGGGTCACCTACAGTTCTCTCAACACTCAAGATGTAAGGACGGATCATGACCAGGCACAAGGGCTTGCCTTCAGGGTCATTGTTCTCTCGCATCTCCTGCAGGTCAGTAATAACACGCTCACCAGTTTGGAGCACGACAATAGATGTAGTCATAGTCTATACAGTTTGTACATAGGTATGATACCACAAAGAAAAGGGGGTGTCAACTGGATTGTGCCAGTTACCCCCTTCATTGCGGCGACGATGCTTTATTTATTCTAGTAGTAACTCTTTCTTACCAGAGATATCATAAACAATCTTACGCTGATGTTCTGGAATGTATTTGTTTAACTGAACTACCAGCAAACCATCTACGAACGTTACATTCTCGACTTTAACATCGTCCGAGAGTTGCCACGTATTGACAAATGATCTCTTGGATACTCCACGGTGGAGATACTGGACATCAGGATCTCTTTTCGCATCTTTGGTGGCAACTTTGAGAAGGTTTGATTCTGTAGAAACTTCGATCTCCTCTGGTTTAAATCCTGCCAAAGCAATTTCAATAGTAAACTTACTGTTGTCATGCTTGATTAGATTGTAGGGCGGGTAGTTAGTATTGTGCGAAGACATACTATCTAGGCGATGAAAGATATCATCGAGCCCAACAAAGTGAGGGGAATACATATCCCAGGCGTACTTGTTCATGAGTAACTCCTATAGTTAGCGAGTGTTTTTGTGTGGACCCCGAAGGCATCCTTTGGCGTAAAAGGGGGACCTAGGTCCCACACCTTCTACATTACTAATTATAACCGAACATAAAAAAAGCGGGGTGTTGAACCCCGCACAATTTTATTCGGTTTACACTTCAGTCTTCTTACGACCGATGTTATACTTACTTTCTAGTGTCCACTCGTCCTTATCTTTGAAGGCCAGGACTTTGATCTGATTGAGAGGAGCGACATCTTCGATAGCAGTAGCATCAACAATACTTACCAGTCCCCAGTCTGATAGAAGTTGAGCGATACGATTACGTCTCTGTAGATCATTCAAAGTAAAGTTTGTCTTCTTCCCATCAAGAGCAAACAGTTCTTTGAAGTGTACAATATAGTATCTACCCTGCTTGTGCAAGATATGACATGATTGATATAGTTTTCTTTCTTTTCTAGAAGCAACACCGATACGAGTGAGTGTCTCACGAACCTTTAGAAAGTCATCTGGTTCGGACAAACTCACCTCTACCATGTCAGTAGGTTGCCACTGTACTTCAATTTCAGTTGTCATCTTTGTCCGCCTGTATCTAATAGTTTTTTAATCTCATCTAGTTCAGAATTCGTGAGAATCCTCAATGCAGCGACGGCTTTGTTATGGTTATAACCATAATATTGCTTCACCAATTCAAGATGCTCAAGAGTTTCCTTTCTCACCCAAGGCGTAAAACGCTTTCTAGGCTTCAAACTATTTATGTAAAAATCATATTGCATCTTCTTATCTAACTGATGATACTTGTTCATCTCGTTAGCAAAAAGAATGGTATCGGTGAATCCAGACAGACATTTGTTGATAATAAAAGGAGGATACTTTCTTACAGCATCCTCGTTATCATCAAGCAGATTCTTTTTTGATTGATTAATACTATAAAGATAGTCCTTTAGTTCCATTATTTAAATACGGCGGTCACGCCTATCACTTTTGCATTAGGGTTGCGGGCCAGGGCAACCTCCCTGGCCTCTTCGTAGTTACGGCAGATGACAGTCTCTGTAAAGACCTGACCAGCAACGTAGAGTTTGACTTCACACTTCATAGTTGAGTAGGACGAGTTCCTTGCGAGACGCTTGATCTGTATTATAACTCCCTACGCTCCTCATGGTGTAAGTGTGTGCAAATTCTGCTACTGTCCACCCCTCGAACCTTTCCTTGACAAGATTAGACGAATTGTAAGATATGCATTGAGGACCGATGAAGCGATCACAATCAGCAGCAAAGGTATCATGATCGAAGCACTTGTGCATACTACCTCGCCTTCCGTATAGGTTAGATTTAATATCATAGGGCGGGTCGAGGTAAGTGAAGGTATCTCGATCGTCGGTGAGGAGCTTTTCATAAGATAAGTTAGTAATCTTCCAGTCTTTGATCATCAAGGAGAAGTCAGGGAGTCTATCAATTCCACGCATTGAGAAATTGCTTTCTGACGCTTGCTTGGAGAAGCTTGAGGATTCAGTGAGACCAGAAAAAGAGCACTTGTTAATAACGTAAAAAGCAACAGCGCGAGATAGATTGGATTGATCACTTTGCGTTCCATTTAAGTAGTCCTTTGATTGCTCGAACAATACTCTTGCTGATGTTGGATCACAGTGACGATACTTGAGTTGAACAAGTTGGTCACGCATCTCTTGTCCATGATCTCTCAACTCACACCAGAAGTTATAGAGAGGTTCATACAAATCGTTGATCCAAATGTCTAGTTTGGGATAGCGTTTTGCCACTTCGATGGCCACGCTACCACCACCTATAAATGGTTCACGATACTCCGTTACCTGGGAAAGGTCGGGGAGGAATCGGAACAGGTTTGTCAGTGCTCTCGACTTGCCCCCTGGATAGCGAAGGGGAGTCTTCAGGGATTTCATAGTCTGGGGCATTATATTTAAGGTATTCCCAAAAGGTCAATTTCATTTCTTTATTTGTCATGCCACAGTGTTTAGCTGCAGCAGGCAAATTCATTGTAGCACGAAACAAACCATCGTTTGCTTCACCTACATTTTCAGGTGTCGTCTTCCTCATCGATCTCTCCAGCAAATTCAAATTCTTCGATGCAATCAGCAGATACTTCGTGTTCACCTGCCACCAAATACCAGTGATGTCCTGCTCGTTCACCAAGATACTTCATCTGATCCTCATCAAATGCGTGTTCACGCATCGCAGCTTGGATCTTCAGGTGAATGAGTTCTTCTTGAGTGGGTACTTTCATCACAGAACCAATTGCTTTTTAGGAGTGATAACTGTAGAGAACAGTCCTTCATACTGTTCAGTAATTTGTGGATTTGGATCCACAATATACACAGTGTAGTCGCGAGGGACAGTGAATTGAGTTTCTTCTTCTGCCAAAGGAGACCAGGGAGCAAACCCAAGTTGTCCTTGGCCTTGAGGAACTGCTACCAGAGCATTTGCAACGGTAATATCAGTGTCAGTTTCGCTGACCAGATCACAGATCACGTCCTCACCAGAACGAAAGCGCACAAGTTTAGTGTTCATTGATTTTCTTTAGATGTTGTTTCCACGGGACAGAATGTTGTCCCCTACTTCTAGTATAAAATAGGAATGCGTTAGCATGATACTGACCCCTGAAAGGATCACGACCATGTTCTGCCGTCATACCATTGTATATCATTGCATCCCCTGGTGTCAAGGTAACGTAATGTTTTTTTCCTTCTGGATCTTTTACCCACACATCCCATAGTTCATCAGATTTTAGATGAACTGTTATTGCTACCTCACTTTCATCTCTATCTATATGAGGCCGAAGGATATTGCCATTGTAATACACCCTGCTGTAGCAGTATGTCGGCAACACCTTTTCACCCAAGATCATATTTACTTCTGGAGTCTTCTCCACTAGCAGTTCTAGGAAAGAAATGTAACCAAAAGTCTGACGATTTCCATCTTCGTTTAGGTCAACATACATGTCACAGTAATCCATGTATTCTTTTCCTAGTGCCTCTGCTCTCTCTGGATCTATGAATCCTCGAAGGACTTTATAGTTATTATTTAAACTCACAACTCATCATTACCTCGGTTAAACATGCCAGTAGATTGATCTCTTGGTCAGCAACGAAAGCAATCTGATACTGATACTTTGCCAGAATCAAAACTGCCTCT